AGGAAGATTATTCACTTCTCGTGTTTGTTTTAGATTGCTCTCAAGAGCCTTTGTCTTGTCTTTTGTGTTAAACGTAGCGTCTAACTCTTCAAATGGATTATTCAATTTCATCACCAAAACTTTCTAAGATTGAAGTTATATATTCATATTCATCTGCTGGAGTTAATGTCTTATCTATAACACCATCGTTTCCTATTGTAGCTGTACTCTTAATTCTTACATTTAAGAAGTCATCTTTCTCGTACAATTTAGCAATAGATTCTTTAATTACTCCTACATTGTCAACAGGCCCGTAGAAGTTTAATCTCATTGTAAAGTTAAATGTCCAGATAATACTTTGTCTGTCAGCAAACTCGCCTTCATAGGTATCATCATAGTCTATGTTATCGAGTGTAATTTTTATGTCTCGTTTAATACCAAGCGTTGGCATCTCGTTGACAGTAATGTTAAAATCAGGATTGAAAAAAGGTAGTATCTGTTCTACAATTCTGAGTCCGTCTTCTTGATTCTTTGCAAACACATAAAGAGCAAGCGACATGTTGTAAGGCGTTGCTACATAAGAAGACCTTACAGTAGTTGTATCATCGCCCTCTCCTACTGCTTTGTTTCTTTGAATAGGAGAAACTTTGCGACTAGGATCATATGTTAGCTGCTGAATCTCAAATCCCATACGAGGCAAAACAATTGCTACTTCGCCACGAGATTCTGCATCAGGAATCAATGCAATACGAGACAAGAACTTCTGTTTTGTAGAATACGCAAGAGGCACTCGCATAACTTGTGCGATTTCCCCTTCAGTTGTTCTTCTTTCTACACGAATGTTATTAAATATCATTCCGAAAGCAACAATCGCTTTGCGAATATGTTCGTGATAGAATTGAGTATTTTTAAACATTAACCTATTTCTCCAAACGGATTGACTTCAGAGAAATCTAGAATATCATCAGCCTCATTTTCTAAAATGAAATCAGTATTATCAGTTCTTTCTGTAGACTTAGTAAGCGCATAGTCTTCTAGAATAATAGAAGTGCCATCTTCTTGTAGCAGAAGTGTACCGTCTTCCAACAAGAATTGATACAAGAACATATCGATGTTTTGTTCTGCGTATATGTTATCTATAACAGCAACGCCAGTGTTAATAACCTCAGAAGAATACTCAAAGGTTTCGCACTGTAGATTGAATACATTGATCTTGCTTAACTGATAGAAAGGATTTTGAAACTCTACCATTTTGATTTCAAGCATAGAGCCAGTGAGAGGAAAGAATAGTAAATCGCCCTCTGATGGTCTTGCTTCTAGAGAGAATTCTCCACCAGAAGTTTGTACCATTTGCTCCCATCTTCTTTTAGATAGAACAAACGTAGCTTGGTCTCGTATCTCAATTCCAAATTTTGTAAACAGTTCGCCTTGACCTTCGAAGCCATCGACATTCTGAATATACATTTCTAGAGGATACGCTTGATTGAACTGAGACAAAGTATCTTCGTCAAAGATGTCATCAGTTGCTACTTGTGTTCGTGGAAGATAGTAGATATCTTGGCCGTAGATTTTTAAGCTCTCAATGATAAGGTCTTCGATGAGACGCTGTTCATTGGTAGTTCCGCTTGTCAGTCCACTTTGAAAGTAAAAGTTTGTAGGCATGATCTTATCCTACATAGAACGAAGGAGGTAATTCGTAGCGAGATTGCATCTCGTCTTCTATAGCATTAATCTCTGTAATAGCCTCTTCGAAAATTTTGTCGCCGTTGAGCGTAACACCGCCTGGCATTTGAATTCCACCAAACTTCTTCATGTTCTCGCCCCACTGTCTTTTGATAAGAGCAGTAGCGTATTTTTTTAACCACATATCGTCATAGACTTCTGTGTATTCTTCTGGATCAAGAATTGCGTAAGCTTCAGCAACTACATAGTCACCAGGATCAAATGTCTTGTCCCAATCTGTGTCGATATATAGTCTATCAGTCTTTCTGTTAAAACGAATCTGTCTGTCACTGATAAGAAGTTCATCGAGTGTTTGAAGATGAGACTGAACCATGCTGTAGTAAATCATGTCAGCGCCCATCAGATTGTACAAATCGTTTTGTCTAAACTGATACTGTATGTCGAATAAATTGCCGTCTTTAGTGTTTGAAGTTGCAGCACCACCAAAGTTGAATAGTCTGATAACACCTGTAATGCCGTTACTGATAGGAATATACTTGTTATCCATATCACCTGCGACATACGGTGTAGTAGAGTCAAGGGATGCTATGGTACCAGAAATAGAACCTGTGATTGTTTCTCCTGCTACAAATACGCCAGCAGTATCTTCAACAGTTAGAGTTGTGCCCGACCCACTCCTTACTACTGTACTAGCACCTGAAGTTGAGCCAGTAACTCTGTCGTTATTTAGAAAGTTACCACCAGCAGGAGTAGTGAGATTGAGAGTAGAGCCAGTGATCTTATGCTGAACATAAGTTCGCTCTACGCCATCAAAATGATACTCTTGCCAAAGTTGAATGGCATCATCGATGCGGTCGTTGACCTGATCTTCATCAACATTAATCTCGATGACAGGAAAGCCAAGCCTACGCAAACAGTAGTCTATTAGCTCTTGTCTAGTTGATAATGCCATTCGTGCGTTCCTTCGGTGTTTCTTTTATTTATAATATTAAATACTATAGTCAGCAGCAAGTAAATTTAATACTTCTGTTTTTTCCTGTTCTGTTAGAGAGCATTCATTTAAATAATTCATAATAAAAGTTTCTGGACTATCTTCTTCAATATTATTTATTATATAGTCGTATGTTTCTGTTATGATATCCATAAATTCTCCTTACAATTTTGTTATTGTACAGTATCCATTAGAGGGTTTGTAATTGAATGCATTTAAATTTCCCACGCTTCCAGGATAAGGAGCGGTTACAGAACTTGGTGCGTAAAAAGAGCCATCACTAGTCCAAGCATTAGATGCCGCAGAAGCTATAAAACTTCCTCCACCACCGGAATAGTTGCTGTTGTTACAGTTACCACCACCAGAATAGCCGCCTCCACCGCCCGAACCGCCCCAACCGCCTGGTCCGCCACAGCCAAACCCACCGTGCAATCCTGATCGTGAAGATGGTTGTGAGGTATCATAGGTGGTATCAAAGTGTCCTCCCTCTCCTCCATTTCTAAAAGATTGCGCTCCTAAGAAATAATTATATCCTGACACAAATACTGGCCGACGTAGATCTCCTTTACTATTGCCGTCGGTGTAAAATCCTGCGGCGCCGCCGCCACTGCTGTCTGCATTATGTCCGCCACCACTAGCAGCATACCCGCCAGTGCCTCCGTTTGATCCTGATCCATTTTTACCGCTGGTGCCAGTATTTGCTCTAAGATTTTGATTATAGGTTGTAGTAGATCTAATTGTACCTCCTCCTCCAGCAACAATCAAAGGATCAGAAGTAGCTACTGAGTTTCCAGTGGCAACGAAAGTTCCTCCGCCGCCTCCTTGCCAAGGTCTTATACCATTGTAATATGACTGTTGGCCCACTAATATAAAAAGAATAGTTCCCGCTTCTAAAATAAAATTTGCCTGCATTATAGCTCCTGCTCCAGTATATCCTGAGCCGGCTGTATTTGTTCCACTTGCTCCCGCTACTCTTATTTTATATGTAGCAGTTTGCGGAACAGTCCAATATTGAATACCATTAACTGCATTATAAAAACTAGTATTATTTAACCAAGGATTTGTTGAAGTGTTATAAAAAGATTTTAGAGTACTAAGACTTGGGCCAGTTCTACCTACTGTATTTGCTGAACTAAAATCAAAAAAAGAAAAATCATAAAGTGCTGGTGCTGATTCTGAAGGCGGCACATTAGATATAAGAAAATTCTGAATGCCTGCCATTATGACACATTTCCGTTAATGACACAAAGTGTACTAGAGATAAAAAATATAGTAGCTATTCCTCGAGTTGCTAAAGTAACAGATGATACGTTTGTATTTGTCCCGCCTATATATGCAGTAGATATAGAAAGAGTAATTGTTCTATCGCCTGTAGTATTATTAAAAATAGAAACAACATCGCCTTCAGAAAATGTGCTGTTAGGCACAACAATACTACCGCCTGATCCTATCTGAACATATTTCCCCACATCATTTGTACTAAGTGTATATGAAGAGGTTTTTGTGCCTACTGCTGGAATATTAAGATATCCTATATTATTAGATCCAGCAGAAATAGAAGCAAACGATAAAGTACCAGAACCATTAGTAGTTAATACTTGACCATTAGTGCCGTCTGATGATGGGTAGATTAAGTTTTGAATTCTAACAGTATCTGAAGAGGGGTTACCTACGTATACATTCCCTGACCCACCACTTACATCAGTCGCATTGCCTTGAATATAAACAGTACCGTCAGTATTGGAGCCTCCACGAGCACCACGAATATATACATCACCAGCAGAACCGTTACTGCCGTTATACATACCTGTAATACTGGCGTATGAAATAGCCCCACTTCCATTCTGCCCACCAAAGATCATGTTACTCTGTAAGTCTAAGTTGCCGCCCAACTGAGGAGTTGTATCTTCTACAAGATTCGAGATACCACCAGAAGCATCAGCGAATGAAAGGTTACCAGAACCGTCTGTAGTTAGAACTTGACCATTAGCGCCGGCACTAGTAGGTAGTGTTAGTGTATAACCAGACCCTACACTAGAGGGAGTAGTAATTGTTACAGGGCTATCACCACTATTTGTAAATATTAATTCACCTCTTGATAAGACTAATTTATTGTAAGCGTTGGCGTAAATAACTCGACCTGATATAAGTCCAGGTGCATTGTCTTCATAGAAGCTAAGATTGGCGTATCCTGTTCCAATAGAATGACCGTTTGTATCTAAATTGGCACCAAGTTCAGGTGATGTATCTTCTGAAAGCTCAGAGATCCCACCACCACCAGAAGCTGCGGCAGCTAGTGAATAAGTGAATTCATCAGCGTTTGGAGCGTATCCTGGAGTAGATAATTGATAGATATATGTCCTGCCAGCGGCGTTAGTGCCATCATCAGCCTCTTCACCGTGAGCACTAACGATAGCATAGTTACCAGATATTGACACTGAATAACCAAAGTAATCATTTCCAGTTGTACCATAAGGATTAGGATTATCGAGCGTAGCAACTAATTCACCTGTAGTGACATTGAAGATGTGTGCTATACCTCCATAAGTATAACCTAGCGCATATGCACCAACAATAGCATAGTTACCAGATATTGATACTGCGTAGCCAAACTGGTCCTCATAAGCATAAAGTCTAGGGTTATCGAGCGTATGAACTAATTCACCTGTTGATACATTGTAGATGTATGCTTTACCTGCAGAAGAACCGCCATCAGAACCCTCTTCATAAGGTGCGCCAAAAATAGCATAGTTACCAGATATTGCTACTGAGTTACCAAAGTAATCATTCGCACTTGTACCATAAGCATTTGGATTATCGAGCGTATGAAGTAGTGTACCTGTTGTTACATTGTAGATGTATGCTTTACCTGCAGAAGAACCGCCAGCATCATCTTCACTCCAAGCGCCAACAATAGCATAGTTACCTGATATTGCTACTGAGCCGCCAAATTTATCCTCAAGACCTGTATCATAAGCATTAGGATTATCAAGCGTATGAAGTAATGCACCAGTAGTTACATTGAAGATATATGCTTTACCAGAAGAACTGCCACTAGCATCATCCTCGAATATAGCGCCCACAATGGCGTAATTACCAGATATTGCTACTGACTCACCAAAGTAATCACCAGCACTTGTACTATAAGCATTTGGATTATCTAATGTATGAACTAAAGCACCTGTAGTGACATTGTAGATGTATGCTTTACCCGACTGAGTGCCACCTCCATCATCTTCTAAAGATGCACCAATAATTGCATAGTTACCTGATATTGCTACTGAGGTACCAAATTTATCCTGAGCACTTGTATTATAAGCATTAGGATTATCTAATGTGTGAACCAATGAACCTGTTGTCACATCAAAGATATATGCTTTACCAGAAGAAAGACCGCCAGCATCGTCTTCATAACGAACACCAACAATTGCATATTTGCCTGATATTGCTACTGACTCACCAAAATTATCATTAACACCTGTATCATAAGCATTAGGATTATCAAGTGTATGAAATAGAGATGCTGCAAATGACTCGCCACTAGCAGCATCAGCAAAGGATAGCGTACCAGAGCCATCAGTTGTTAGTACTTGACCGTTAGAGCCGTCTGTAACATTTAACTCAGTAATTCCTACTGTATTTGCTGCGATTGAGGTCAAATATCCTGCTGTTGAATGGTCGCCCCATCCGTATGCAGTATCCCAATTGCTAATCTTTGTATTGTTTTGAGTCCATTTAGTCGCAATACTATTCGTAACAGTAGTAGAGAAGTTAGCATCATCGCCAAGTGCGGCTGCTAACTCGTTTAGAGTGTCGAGTGCGCCAGGAGCCGAATCAATTACTGAATCAACTACCGCATTAATTCTGTTATCTGTAGCTGCTGCTGTTAAAAAACTTGTGTCATTATCTAAGAAGGGTTGAGCGCC